AGCTTGGGATCGCGTTCAAGCGCGACCTTGAGCAGTACCGCGCGGCTGAACACGGCGACCTGATCTGCGACGATCCTGATTTCCCGTTCTGCATTGAGGTGAAGCGATACAAGGCTGGGTGCGCGGCGCAGCCCGCGTGGTGGGATCAAGCATGTGCCGCTGCACGCGCCTGCGGAAAACTGCCGCTGCTCGTCTACAAGTACAACCACCAGCAGTGGAAGTGGCGTATGCCGGCAGAGGCGGTGGTGCGTGCTGGCCTGCCGATTAACTTCAAGGGCTGCCGCGATACCAGCGCGCTGGACTGGAGCTATGCCGTTGAGATGGATACGCGCACCACGATGATGCTGGTCAGGGAGTTGCTCACCGATGCGGCCTAGATATGAGAGCCAGCACGACCTGCAAAACGAGCGGCTGGTCGCCGACGCGCTGGAAAATATCGGCGTCGAGGTGTACAAGCTGCCGGTCCAGTATCGGCTCGACTGGCTGCTGCGGAAGGGTGGTCAGCCCATCGGGTTCGCTGAGGTGAAGGCACGGCGCTGCGACATGAAAACATATCCGACGGTCATGATCTCACTCAGCAAGGTCATGCACGCAAAGATGCTTACCGAGGCAACGGGCTTGCCCTGTTACCTCATTCTGCTTTACCGTGACGGGCTGGCGCGACTGGATTTCGCGGCAGACTTCTCGGTAGGACCGGGTGGTCGGTCAGACAGAAACGATCCGCAGGATCACGATGTCTGCGCCTACTACCCAATCGAGCGGCTGGACATAATCAGCCAAACATCAACTGACGTTAGCGTTTAGGAGAAATGAAGCTATGGCGTTAGGATTTAACACGACAACCGCATCGAGCGGTGACATTCTTCCAATTGTGAAGTGGGACGCAAAGGCGGGCGACTTCATCCAACAGGACCGTACACAAGGTGCGGACGGAGTGTGGGTCAAAGATGAAAAGGAATTGGCACTTCCCATCTCGTTCGCAATGGACTTGGGTGAGATCGAAGTTGGATGGCTCTCATTCGCATCAGGCGCGCCTGACTTTCAAATGGTCAAAGCCTCTGACGGACAGATGCCCGCCAAGCCTTCCGAAGATCACAAGCAAGCCTTCCGAGTACGGATCGCGTCGCGTGAGCTTGGCCTTCGCGAATTTTCACATTCTGCGAAAACTGTACTGCGTGCGATGGATGATCTTCACAACCAGTATGAGGCGCAGGCTGCGGCAAATCCGGGCAAGGTTCCGGTAGTCACGGTCCACGCAGCCGAGACCATCAAGATCAATTCGCCGCAGGGTGAGTTGCGCTTCAAGGTTCCCCAGTGGTCGATCACCGAGTGGATCGACAGGCCGGCGATGTTTGATGGCGACGCCGCGCCACAAGAACCCGCACCGATGCAGGCGACGCCAATGGCGACGCAGCAACCTCCGGCAGCACAGCCGAGTGGCAGCAACCTGTTCTGATGCGGTAGCTCCGGCGGTGGGAAGTCTCCCCCCGCCGCCGGGGCGTTAAAAAAGGGAGACGGCTGGGAGACACAGCATGACAAATTTTTATAAGTTGCCAGACGGCAATGTGCAGGTCAGCTTCAGTGGTGGCCGCACAAGCGCCTATATGCTGCATCAGATACTTGAGGCGAATGGTGACCTGCCGGATCGATGTCAGGTGACCTTCGCCAACACTGGGCGCGAGATGCCTGAGACTTTGGATTTTGTGCAGGAGTGCGCTTCGCGTTGGGGTGTGCCGATTGTGTGGGTTGAGTATGATCGGCCAGATGGCAAGGCTGGCTATAAGGTGGTCAACCACAATTCGTGCAGCATGTTTGGGGAGCCGTTTGAGGTCTTGCTACGTTTTCGCAAGACTTTGCCAAATGTGGCTTGGCGTTACTGTACGCAAGATTTGAAAATCTTGCCAATGAAGCGATACCTCAAGTCATTAGGTTGGCAGCGTTGGACGGCAGCAGTCGGCATCCGCGCTGACGAGAGGCACCGAGCCAAGACAGACAGCAAGGATCGCTGGTCATACTGGTACCCGCTGCATGATGCTGGCGTCTCAAAGCTAGATGTGGCTGCGTTTTGGGCAGCACAGCCATTTGACTTGCGCCTGTCAAACGCCGCTGGCTCTACCCCGAAGGGTAACTGTGATTTTTGCTTTTTGAAAAGCGAAGCGACGCTTGCTGCTATGGCAAGAGAATATCCAGACAAGGCCCAGTGGTGGATGCGGATGGAAGAGATGACGGGTGCAACCTTCAGAAAAGGTAGAAACCTGTCAGAATTTGTTGATTTTGTGCAGCGGCAGCAGGATTGGATATTCGACGAAGAAGCGTACTTCTGCCAAGCCGACGATGGGGAGTGTACGGAATGACAAATTTAGCGGCACATGCGGAGAGGATTGCCCGTCATTATTGGGGCGAGCCAAACGCGAAGCTATCGCAGTCAGGTCGAACCCTGCGCTGGGGAACCAATGGCAGCAAGGAACTCGATCTGGCAAAAGGCGCTTGGTATGATTTCGAGGCTGATGAGGGCGGCGGAGCCGTCGACATCGTCAAGCGATATGGAAAGCTCGGCATCAGCGGCAACATAGCCGACGTGCTGGAGCGCGACTTCGGGATACAGAAGCAGGCGCAGAAGGCGCTGGAGCCGAAGCAGTATATACAGCGCATCTACTCATATTATGACGCAGACGGCGCCGAGGCGTATCAGGCGTGCCGGCTGTATCCAAAGTCATTCAGACTGCGCCGGCCGGACGGCAAGGGCGGATACATCCACAGCGTCAAGGACATCGAGCCGCTGCCGTACAACCTGCCGGCGATCATGCAGCACGCAGATCAGCCCGTCTTTATTGTCGAGGGTGAGAAATGTGCCGACGCACTGATCGAGGCCGGGCTGGTCGCCACCACAAACCACGGTGGGTCCGGCAAGTGGCTGGACACGCACTCGGCGCACTTGGCGGGACGCAGCGTGATCGTGCTGCCCGACAATGATCAGGCGGGTCGCACACACGCCGATAAGGTGGTTGCAAGCCTCTGGGGTAAGGCGGAGCGCATCAAGCGGGTTGACCTGCCGGGGCTGCAAGAGAAGGGCGACGTGGCGGACTTCCTGAGCGACCACACGCTGGACGAGCTTATGGAAATCGTCCGCAGCGCGCCTGTGGTGACGGCGCAGCCAGAGCCGAGCGATGAGCCCGCGATTGAGGATGCGGACGGCAACGTGATCGAGCCTTTCGAGACGCTCGATCAGGACGCGGTATGGTCAATGCCGCCGGTTGAGTTTCTCATCGACCAGCTACTGCCAGAGAAGGCGTTCACAATGATGTATGGCTCGCCGGGTAGCGGTAAGTCATTCCTCGCCATCGATATGGCTCTCAGCGTCGCTAACGGCGTCCCGTGGCAGGGATACGAGACCAAGCGCGGTGCCGTGCTGTATATAGCCGGCGAGGGCGTGGGGGGCTTCGCAAAACGCTGGAAGGCGTGGTCCAAGCATAAGGGAATGGACAAGACGCCCGATATGCACGTTCTCCCCGTCGCGGTTAACTTTATGGACGAGGAAGAGATAACGCGGCTGCTTTACACGATTGATCGGCTTGACAAGCAATTTTCGATGGTGGTGGTCGATACCGTTCACCGCTCGATGCACGGCGCAGAAGAGAACAGCGCGTCGGAGATGGCCAGATTTATCGATGCCTGCGACACGATCCAGCGCCATACAGGCGGCACAATGCTGGCGGTGCATCATTCGGGCAAGAATAGCGCGCAGGGCGCACGCGGCTCAAACTCGCTGCTCGGCGCTGTGTCCACGTCGCTGATGGTCGGCAAGTCTGACGACATCGTCACGCTGCGCGTCGAGAAACAGAAAGACGCTGAACCTATCGAGGGCGACCTGCGGTTCAACATGCTGGTTGTGCCGGCGTCGATCTCCGAGACATCCGTCGTGCTGGAGCGCACCGATGAGCAGGCCACGCGCAACCGATCTGCGCTGACGTTTGAGCAGGAAATCGCGCTGGCGGCACTGCGCTCGGCGCTGATCGATAAGAGCGCCAGAAGCGTCCACAAAGACGTGTGGCACGCCTATCATAATGCCAAGGCACCCGACGAAACCGGCGGAAAACGCCGCGACGCACGAAATGCGCTGCAAAAGAAGCGTGTGATTGCGATTGAAAGTAACATGTGTTGGATTATCAATGGGTTAGAAGAAAATGTGTGATTAAATCACACGATCACATGTGATCACATAATTGTGTGATGTGTGTGATCACCCCTAGGGGATCACATCACACACACGTATGCACACGATGGGAGAAAAAATATGGCGACGAGAAAGAGAGTGCCTAAGGGCAAGACATCGAGAGAGTGGCGGTTCTATCCGAGCGAACGAGACGCTGATAAGTGTCGCGCTGCGCTGGCGACGTATGACGCTAAGGTCAGGGCGGCAGAAGTGAAGTGGGGCATCGACAGATTGCCGTTGCTGGTTGAGGCGGATTTGCGGGACCGGTTCTGGGCGCAGATGGATGTGCTGAATAAGGCGATAGATAAGGGCAGCGGTGTAGAGGTAGAGGAAGCGGTTGCCAGCACGATACGCGGCGTCGAGGCTTTAGAGCGCAGGGCGATAGAGTTGGGGGCCGAACCCGTCAGCGGTGAGGTGTGGGAAGAGACGACGCCGAAGGGCGCTGTCGTGGCAGTGTGCCGAGATAGGGCGGAGATCGCCAAGATACGGGATAGCGGCAGGATTGATCGCGTCTATGCGATGAGCGAGATCGCGGCTATCGTGGAGGCTTTTGAGGAAGGCAAGGCGGGTGAGACGACGAAAAAGGTGAAGTCGCTCTTTGAGGGTGCTACAATCGATAGTGTCAAGAAAAAGAGCAAGGAAGAGATTATCGCCGAGCTAAATGACGAGATACCGTTTTGACGACCAAGGATTTGAACATCATCTATACCAACGAGGAGTACCAGCTGCTCGGCAATCATGCGTGGATAGATGTGCATACGTTGACGGTTCACATCATGCGGGTCAAAGATGGTGTGCGGGTCGAGGTGTATCCAGCCGCGCATGACGGCGTGAGCAAGCCGCTGGCAGAGTGCAGGGCAAGGTGGGAAGAGCCTGCGCCTGAGAGCAGCACAAAGGTAGTGAGGCGCTATGTTAAGTAAAGGCGACGGACTATTCGCGAAGTGGCTGGCAATGGGGTGCTGCCCCAGATGCCAGTCGAGTACGTTAAGAGAGCATGAGCAGGGCCAGAGGTGTAGCTGCTGTGGGATTATCATCGGGAGGCATTATGAAGAAGCTAGAAGCGTTAGAGGCAGCAATCCACGCCGTGGAGGCTCGTGGCGAGAGCTATGGCGACGTGCGGGAGAACCACGAGCGGATAGCGGCGCTGTGGTCAGTGGTGTTTGGCAAGGCGGTAACGCCGGAGCAGGTTGTACTTGCTATGACCTGCGTGAAGGTGGCACGGCTGATGGAAACGCCAGAGCATGAAGATAGCTGGGTTGACATCGCCGGCTATGGCGCATGTGGTGCGGAGGTAGCCACGGATGGCTGATGTCGTGGACCTTGAGGCGCAGGAGCGCGAATATGTGCGTTTCTTCCGCAACTATGTCGAATGTGATTGGTGCGGGATGTCAACGCGCGGCAGGGTCTACGAGGAAACGCAGACGATTGTGTGCAGCGCCTGTCGAAAGCCGCTGCTGGAGATTGATCAAGACACGAGCTTTGTGCTGACGCTGGAGGAAGATTGAATGGCAAGGCCGAAAATATCTGAAGACGTATGGGCCGAGTTTCTGGAGCGGCTGACGAATGGCAGCACGATCACGTCCATCGTCAAAGACAAGTCGATGCCAAGCTGGACATCGATATCGAGAAAGTTGGCAGCCGAGCCGGAGTTTGAGCGGCAGTATCGGCTGGCGCTAGAGTTTAGGGGCATGCTGCTGCAAGAGGAGCTAGAGGACATCAAGCGGGACGCTAGGATGGGTATGGGCGACGCTCACGGCTTGAGGCTGGCAGCAGACATAACGAAATGGCAGGTAGCTCGCATGACGCCAAAAATCTATGGCGACAGGCAGCAGCTTGAGGTGAAGCCGGCACAAGGCGGGTCGTACCTTGAGGCGCTAACGAAGGTCAACGCGCCTGAGCCTGTGACGCTGATAGAGGAGCGAGACACTCAATCGGAAGAAGTACGCGCGCGCGGTCAGATCGCTCAGAATGAGTGTCCTGATAGCGACATAATATAGGGCCAGAAACGGACTATGCGTAAGTCATTGAAATCATTGAACCGCGATCTTCCATAATGAACGTTATGCGACATTTGCCCGAAAGTTAACCAGATTTCGGTTGACCCCCCGGTCTCGCACACGCGGCCGGGCGGTGTAAAAATATATACCCCTCACCCACCCCCACCGTTATCGGAGAAACCGCAATGACACCATCCGCCGCCGAAAATAACGACCTTGTGGCGATGATCGCGCAGTTTCGCGACGACCCGCGTTTTTTCGTGCAATCCGTCCTCGGCGCAACGCCGCAGCGCTGGCAGGCCGAGGCGCTCGACGCGATTGCGACGCATGACCGATTGGCCGTAAAATCCGGTCACGGCGTCGGAAAAACCGCATTTCAGTCGTGGGTCGTGTTGTGGTGGCTTCTGACGCATTATCCCTGCAAAGTGGCGGTCACGGCCAACAGCGCGCACCAGCTAAGTGACGTTTTGTGGACCGAGATTGACCGCTGGGCGCGCAATATGCCGCCCGCGTTCAAGGATTTGCTTGAATTTAAGTCCGACAAAATCGCGCTCAAGGGTGCGCCGGACAGCTTCGCTGTCGCGCGGACATCGAGGCGCGAGAACCCGGAGAGCTTGGCGGGATTTCACTCGCCGTGGATGTTGTTTTGCATCGAAGAGGCGTCGGGCATCCCCAACGTGATTTTTGAGACGGCATCGGGTGCGCTATCCACCCCCGGCGCGAAAATTATGATGTGCGGTAACCCGACCCGCTCGGATGGGTATTTTTACGATGCGTTTCATAATGACCGCGAGAAGTGGCACTGCATGACTGTGTCGTGTGAGGATGGTGAGTATGTCGATCCGAAGTTTATCTCGGATATGGCGGATAAATACGGTGAGAATAGCAATGTATTTAGGGTGCGCGTTTTGGGTGAATTCCCGACGCAGTCTGATGACGTGCTGCTGCCGCTGCATTTGGTGGAGGATGCGACGCGGCGGGACGTTGAGGCTGGCCCCACCACCCCCGTTGTGTGGGGATTGGACGTGGCGCGCTTCGGATCGGATCGATCTGCGCTTGCCAAGCGTCAGGGGAATATCCTGATTGAGCCGATCAAGACGTGGCAAAATAAAGACCTGATGGAGTTGGCCGGCATCGTGTTGGCGGAGTATGACGCGGTGCCGTATTCGATGCGCCCGCAGGCGATTTACATTGACGCGATTGGTTTGGGCGCCGGTCTCGCGGATCGGCTGCGTGAGTTGGACCTGCCCGCCGTAGCGGTGGCGGTATCCGAGACGGCGTCGCTGAAGGATCGCTTTAACCGGCTGCGCGATGAATTGTTCTGGTCTGCGCGCGAGTGGTTTGAGGCGCGTGATTGTTTCATGCCGGAGGATGACACGCTGATCGCGGAGTTGACGGGGATCAGGTACAAGTATTTGTCCAGCGGCAAGCTGAAAATCGAAAGTAAAGACGAAATGAAGAAACGCGGCCAGAGATCGCCCGATACGGCTGATGCTTTTGTGTTGACTTTTGCTGGTCAGGGTGCGGTTGCCGGCGGATACTCAAGGGGTTACAATAGCAACCGCGTAGTCAAGCCGAAAACAAGCTGGGTAGTGTGATGGCCGTCAACCCTCAATATTATGGGGCATATCAACAGGGGTTGCTTGACGAGGGTATTGACCCGTCTGGTATCACTCAATCACTGCTCGGTGAGGGCGATTATTCAAACGCGTTAATGATGCTGCCGTTTGCCGAAACGCCAGATGGTGATTTCATCCCCTCTTTCCCCGGATTTGTTCAAGGCGCGGCGCAGGGTTTGCGTGCCGCCGGCCGTTTGGGCGGTATGGTTTTTGAGGGCATGCCTGTCGATGTTGAGACGGG